TATCTAGTGGTACTAGTGCGTACGTTGCTACTTGGAATACAGCAGACAATATCCTCAAAGTTTCAATACCTAGTGGTGATTTCTCTGTAGGAGAGGTAATTGTTGGTGCAGCTGCAAGTTACAGAATCTTATCTGTAGACTCTGAATTTGATATCGAGTTTGCTGGTAATGATGAAATAGAAACAGAAGCAGACACTATTCTAGACTTCTCTGAACGAAATCCATTCGGTGAGTTCTAAATACTATTATAAGGTGGTAATATTATGTTAACAAATCATTTCTATCATGAGATTATTCGTAAGACAATCGTGTCTTTCGGAACCCTCTTTAATAACCTTGAGATACAACATAAAGATAGGTCTGGAAAGACTGTCAGTGTTGTAAAAGTTCCCATATCTTACGGCCCACAACAAAAATTCTTAGCAAGAGTAGAACAAGGTAGAGATTATCAGGATGGTGTATCCACTACATTAACTTTACCTAGAATGTCTTTTGAAGTCATGGGTATGACTTATGATGCTACAAGAAAGGTTTCTACAATGCAGACTTTCAAGTCTGTTAACAAAAAAACAAATAAGATGGTCAAGGCATTTATGCCTGTTCCATATAATATCAATATGCAACTTAGTATCATAGCTAAGTTGAATGAGGATGCAATACAGATACTGGAACAAATACTACCATATTTCCAACCAGCATTTAATTTGACAGTAGATCTAGCAGATATCATTGGAGAGAAGAGAGATATGCCAATTACTCTAGAAGGAATTCAAATGGAAGATAATTATGAAGACGATTATCTAACAAGAAGAGCGTTAATATATACTTTGAACTTTACATGTAAAACGTATCTGTTTGGCCCAATCAACAACAGTACCGATGGACTTATCAAGAAGGTACAGACTGATTACTATAGTGGCACAGAAAATCTTAAAACTGCACCTAGGCAACAAAGATACACTGCCACACCAATTGCAATTAAAGATTATAATCAAGATGCAACTGCGGCAACTAATCAAACCATTGATACTGTCATAACAGAATTTGATGTCAACAGTGCCATTGCATTTAGAAAGGGGGATTATATACAGGTGGATGAAGAGAAGATGTTAGTTAGATCTATCACTGGTAACAGACTCAAAGTTAAGAGGGGTGTGTATTCAAGTGTGATTCAACCACATGATATAAATGTATCAGTGCATGTAATCAATGTACAAGATGATATTCAAGTCATTGAAGGCGATGACTTTGGATTTGGTGAAACTAGAACTGATTATGCTGATGGACAAATTTACAGTAGTAGTCAAGGGAGGGATTCTGACCTATGATTGAAGACGAAACATTTGATGAAATAGATGAAAGTCTTGACATCGATAGAGGTGCCGAGATTATGAAAGCCCCTGTAAATAAACCTACAAGAACTAGTCCTAAGAATGTAAAATCTGGTAAGGAGGATGTTACAAAAGACTATGAGTATAGTAGGGCTCAACTATATTCTTTAGTTGAGAAAGGTCAAGAAGCAGTTGATGGTGCATTAGATGTTGCACAACAATCAGATTCTGCAAGAGCATATGAAGTGGCTGGCCAACTTATTAAACATGTCGCAGATACAGCTGACAAACTTATAGATCTACAAAAGAAAATGAAAGATATTGATGAAGTAAAGGATAGTAAAACAACTAATGTAACTAATAATTCTCTTTTTGTTGGGAGCACTTCTGACTTACAAAAAATGTTAAAAGATACCATGAAGAAGAATAAATAATAGTATGAAACGATTCAGAACACTAAGAGAAGAAAACTGGGATAGACTGAATAAGTATGGTGCAACATATACCATTACATTCATATTCAGAGGACAGACCAAAATGCTTCAAATGTTTTTCCCTCAACGGGCAAGACCATTGAAGAGGAATGTTCAGTTAGAATTAGAAAAAATTTACCCAGGCGGTAAAGTAATATACTTTATGCCTAGTGACAAAGATCCTACAAAACCTTTATTAGTAATTGACCCCTGATAGATCATGGTACAGCATGAACAATACCTTGGAAATCCTAATCTAAAGAAAGCGAACGTTGCTCAGAACTTTACAAAGAAACAAGTTACTGAGTTTCTAAAATGTGCTCAAGATCCTGTGTATTTTGCACAAAAGTATATGAAGATCATTAACTTGGATGAAGGTCTAGTGCCATTCAAGATGTATGATTTTCAAGAAAAGTTAGTTAATAATTTCCATAACAACAGATTTAATATTTGTAAGATGCCTAGACAGTCAGGTAAGTCAACGACTGTGGTATCATATCTTTTACACTATGCCATCTTCAATGATAGTGTAACTATAGGTATACTTGCAAACAAAGCTCAGACTGCAAGAGATCTACTTGGTAGATTGCAAATTGCCTATGAGAACTTACCCAAGTGGATGCAACAGGGTATCATTGCATGGAACAAAGGATCTATGGAATTGGAAAACAAATCCAAGATCATTGCGGCATCTACCTCTGCATCAGCTGTTCGAGGTATGTCATTCAATATTATATTCTTAGACGAATTTGCGTTCGTTGCCAACCATTTAGCAGATGATTTCTTTAGTAGTGTATATCCTACTATTAGTTCTGGTAAGTCTACTAAGGTAATTATTGTTTCTACCCCTCGTGGTATGAATCACTTTTACCGACTGTGGCATGATGCAGAACTGAATAGGAACGAATACGTCACAACAGACGTTCACTGGTCGGAAGTGCCAGGCAGAGATGAAGCATGGAAAGAACAGACGATCAAGAACACATCAGAAGCACAGTTCCGTGTTGAGTTTGAATGTGAGTTCTTAGGATCTGTTGATACGTTGATATCACCAGCTAAGTTAAAAACTATGGTATATGATGAACCTATTAACCGTGGTAAGAGAGGTGGAGAGATATATGAAAATCCAATAGACAAACACAATTATTCAATCACAGTTGACGTTGCAAGAGGTGTAGAGAAAGATTACTCTGCATTTATAGTATTTGACACTACAGAGTTTCCGTATAAAGTTGTTGCCAAATATAGGAACAATTCTATCAAACCAATGTTATTCCCTAGTGTCATAGCAGATTTTGCCAAGGCATATAATAATGCATACGTTCTATGTGAAGTAAATGATATAGGAGATCAGATTGCATCTATACTATTCTATGACATGGAATATGAAAATGTTTTGATGACTGCAATGAGAGGTAGAGCTGGACAAGTATTGGGTCAAGGTTTCTCTGGTAATAAGGTGCAACTAGGAGTCAAGATGTCTAAAACTGTCAAGAAGATAGGATCACTCAACCTTAAGACTCTGATAGAGGCAGATAAACTGATAGTCAAAGATTACAATATCATTGCAGAACTCACAACCTTTATTGAAAAATCAAACTCATTTGAGGCAGAAGAAGGGTGTAATGACGACCTTGCCATGTGCCTAGTAATATTTGCATGGTTGGTGATGCAAGATTATTTCAAAGAGATGACAGATGATGATATAAGAAAGAGAGTGTATGATGACCAAAGAGATCAGATAGAGGCAGACATGGCACCTTTTGGATTTATTAGTGACGGTGTAAATGAAGAGACATCATTTGTAGATGACCAAGGCGATAGATGGAATGTAGATGAGTATGGTGATAGATCGTATATGTGGGATTATTTGTAAGTGGACTTAGATGAACCAGTCCTGTTTCTGCATGAAAGAAAATGTAGAACTTGTGGTAAGACATACTCACTAACAGAAGGGTTCTATCTTAGTAGAAGAAGTAGGGGTGAGGTGCCATCCTCATACTCATATGAATGTAAGACTTGTACCATTGACAGAGTAAAAAAGAAAAGAAAGAGTGGTAAACCAGACATATATCCTGACTGGTAGTGGGTTCGTGTATCGTTTCCCCAGTGAAAAAGTGCTAAATTCTAAATAATAACAGGAAAAACAACTGAGATCTTCGAGGAACACAACATGACGCTAAATCTAGTATCTCCAGGCGTTAAAGTAAGAGAGGTAGACTTAACTGTAGGAAGGATAGACGGAATCAACGATCAAGTTGGAGCTATCGCTGGGCCTTTTGAAAAGGGGCCTGTAGACGAACCAGTTCTAATTGAGACTGAAGCCGATCTTCTTGATACATTTGGAGCGCCAAAATCTACTGATGCACAATATGAATACTGGATGACTGCATCTTCATTCTTATCTTATGGAGGAATCCTAAGAGTATTAAGAACTAACAATGCAACATTATCCAATGCTAACTCACCTGTTGGTGTTGCGATTACAAACTTGTCAATCAAGTCATCCGAAGATTATTACAACAACCGTAGTACAGACACAAGTTGGATGTACGCTGCAAGAAACCCTGGCTCTTGGGCAAACGGTCTTAAGGTTTGTACAATTGATGGTCTTGCAGATCAAAGACTTGCAATCGGTACAGACGGAATGGCTGTAGGATACGCAGTTACTGCTGGATTCTCAACTAGTGTTGCAAATACAGATGGTACTGTTGGTGTTCAAACAGGTTATCTAAAAGGAATTATTACTGGAATTAATGTTGGATCAGTAGATATAAAAGTTGTAAGTAAGCATAACGTTACTACAGATGTATGGAGTGCAGTAGATTATGAGGAAGGTTCTTCAACTGGATCTTTCACAGGTTATGACGTTGGTATCTACAATGATAACATTACATCAGATGTTAGTGTAAACCATCCAAATAGACTTCAGTTCTTCAATACATCAGGAACTCCTCAAAGTGTTGAGAGAACAAGATTCAATGCTAGTGTTGGTATCGGTTCCACTGAAATTACTTTCGGTGCTGATTTCAATACACTTAAGTCTGCTCCTGGCGATACAGTTAAGTCACTTAACGGAACATATAGTGGTACTATTGTTCAGTATGGAACTCAACAACAGTATCTAATTATGGATACTGCAGCAACTGTAGCGTTTGCAAATACTACATTTATAGTGAAGTCTCAGGTAAATGCTGGTGTTGGTAGTGGTCTCTACTTAAGAGAAGGTAACACTATTATTGATTGGTATGATCAACAAACACTTGGTCTAGATAACTCTAATGTATTCTGGAAGTCACTTGCACCTAAACCATCAACTT